CAGTATTTTCTACCAAGCTCGATTATCTTTTGCTCTAGCTCTACTTCACTAAGTAGAGAAATATCATCTGACAAAGGATTAAACATTATGATTGAGTCGTAAACTGGCCAATGTATTCCATAAATACTTCACTGCCGCCGTTTATTGTCCATACATCTATAATTTTTGGAGAAGTTGCACTATTAACAGTAAAGTCTCCTGCTGGAAAATTTGGATCAACTTTGATTGTGCCAGCACCGGCTGCTTCAAAAACAACAGTTCTAGTATCACCAGTTGATGATTTAATTGCTAGTCTCATTTTGCCGTATACACCATTAGCCGGCCACCCGCCTAAGCTTAGTCTTGCTGATGCACTATTTGACATTGTGATATTTTGATAATATCCATTTGACCAAAGTATACTGCCAGTAGCATCGTTTTGCACAGAACTATTAAATGACTCGCCTGCGACCCCTTCTAAAACAGCATTCTTAATAATGTTACCTTGCATATCGTTATTAAGTACAGTAGTACCTAACGCTGCTTTTACAACGACTTTTGATTCTAAGTCCTTAACAGCAGTTTTTGTTGCTGTAAGACTTGATTGTATTGCTGCAAAGTTATCTCTAAAACCTTGCGAATCGTTATCTTGCCCAGCAATTGGATATTCTTCATCTATTTGTTCTGGGGTTATGTTGTCACTTGTTGCCATAATGTGTTTCTCCTACACTTATTTATCTGGGTTATATATTGAATCGGTAATTTGCGAAAAGAATGTACTGTTCTTGACTTGTATTATCTGTACCGTCAATTATATACCTATCCATATCCAAATTAAATATTTTAAAATTAAAATTACTTGCGTTGATTGCTGCTTTAATTATTGCACTAGTGCCCGGCTTACAATAACATAGTACTATTGACGGAGTAAATCCTAACTCATTTACACTATTTGATTGCTGGCTCCGCATCCAAAGAGGAACAAACTGTCTATTAGTGGCTCCTACAGTTCGAATATTATCTCTCATATTATTTAAATTACTAATATAGCGCACGTTGTCGCTAGTTGCCGATACGTTAATTGCGTCAGTGTCAACTTTGATAGTATTTTCATATGCTGGACGCATCTTTGTATTCTTAACATCACCTTCTAGTATTTTTAGTAAGTTATCTTCTGTTCTTCCGTCTATTACAAGGCCGTTAACCCATTGTAAATCAAAGCTTCCATCGTCCCTAGTACTAACTGTAAAATCTTCATCAAGTGTTACTACTAATGGACCTTTTCTAGTACTAATTGAAAAGCTTGGCTTTACGTCATAATCATAAAACATATCTTTTGGATTATAATTAACAGAATCAACTGTTATTTTTTTATTATTAGTTATAGTAATAGATTTATTAGTTCTTTTTGAAGTTTTAGAATCTCTTGGATCTATAACATCTAAGTATATTACTTCGTATACTACTGTGTTAGTTCCTTCTAATTTAGCTTCAGCAGTTTGTAAATCACCAACAATGTATTGAGACCTTTTGTGATTCTTTGCAGCAGCAGCTACAAAATTTTGAATTTCTGCTGACTGAATACCGTAGTATACTGGAACCCTGACATCTCGTTGTATTCCAAAGTTTTTATCTCCAGGTCTATAAATGTTCTCTGGAATAAATATTTCTGGATCTGATATAAAGTTTCTAAATGTTTGTTTAATATCTGTTTTTAAGAACGGCTTCATACTAATATTACTATATTTTATTATCTCCGGATCTGACACCGTAATGCTAAATTCCTGTTTAGCTATACTATATTTGTATTGATCTTCGGCGTTAACTATAAACTTAAATTTTCTATCAATTCTAGTAATATTAGCGTCGAATAAAATATTGTCTGAATTAAAAATAGTTAATCCAGTTTTACTAAAATTAAATTCTTCCCATAATGATATGTCAGTTGAAAATATTCCCGAACTTGTACTTAAATGATTGCTTTTAGTAGTATACAACGTGCCGTTGTGTTTTACAACATCTCCTGATACGTATGTCCTAGAACCTCTCCATAAACTTTTATATTTTTTCTCACCAAAGGAATTAACTTTCCCTGCGATTTCTCCGTCAAACGTAAGTGCTAACCCTGGTGGTAAATTTCCGCTTGCTAAACTGTAAAGTACTTGCGAGTTTGGTACAGTAGTAGTCGCCTCAACACGCAACACACTAATAGAATTAGTATTAAGTTTTCCTAAATCAGACAAAGTGACCCATTTTGTTTCTGAGTTAACTTCGCCTAATAATCTAAGTGTAAACGTCTTTAATGACGACACACTTTCTGTGACGTTATCTGGAGTGATACGAGTCGCAATAAGTGTAAATGTATATGTACTAGTAACTTTTGATTGATAAGGTACCCTGCCTGCAATTTCTCCATTCGAAAGATCTATTGCTACACCTGGAGGAAGTATACTTGCAGTTTCTGGCACTACTACTTCCCATTCGTCAGCAGTAATTGGATTAGGGGTATTACCTATAAAGCTATCCGGACCTCTGCCACTGTCTATAAACTTTGGCAATCTTCCTGTAATTTCATAATACCCGTTAGTTACAATTTCGCCTGTAGTTTTTAATTTGTATGTGCCTGGATTAGTTTCTGCCACACTGTATGTAATAAAGCCTACTTGAGTATTTGTATCAATTATATCTAACTGAAGTGTTATATAGTTGTTTGCACGTTTAATTCCTAAGTCGCCGGGCGTAATCCATATAGGAGTTCTTAAATTAGTATTATCAGCAGTAAACGTTCCACTACCTACTTGTAAGAGTGTATTGTCTGCTCGAAAGAAATCATCCCCAACAACAAAGATCTTAAACGTTCTGCGAGATACAGCATCGCCGTCTGTAACATTTACTGTAAATTGATAGTAGCGATTTAGTTTATTTGGCGCACGTTCTGTATAATTGAAATCCCATGTAGCTGTGTCATAATAAAAACTGTCAAATCCGTTAGAACTACGTATACCAAAATCAAAGCCGCCGGAAGTTATATCATACGGACTTGTATCATAAAAGCCGCTTGAATATATTTCGCCTCGTTCGATTGCTAGTAATGGATCTACAATACCAATAATTCTACCATCGCTAGTTAATGTGCAACCTGGAGGCAGCTCACCGTCGCCGCTGCTAATATAATATTCTAAAGTTTGGCCGGCTGCTAAGTCATCATCAGTTGCTACTAATTGAAAGTCTATTGGGCTACTATCTAGAATAAAAAATGTATTATTATTACCTACTGCTAATTGGCCTGCAAGTGTTGACCATGTTGGTAAGTCTGGACCGTTAACTGTAATTCTAAAAGTACGATCTGTTATTACTGTACCTACTGTTGCTCGTAATACAAATTTATACTCTGTAATTCTAGCAACTTCGTACGGAGTGCCGGTTAAGGTAATACCAGTTATTTTTAAACCAGGAGGTAGACTACCGCTAATAAGAGAAATTGTTGCTGTTGGGTCAACAGGTAACGGTATCAAAACTGTTACTTTTTCAACAAGTTCTCTTAAGAGAGAATTATTACTTGTGTCTGTCCATAAGTTTGCCATGTTTTATCCTAGAAAGCCAAGGTCTACTGTATCGCCACGTTCTGGATCAAACGGTCCAAAATCTAAATCTGTGTTTGCAATAATAAATTCTATTGCGTTAGTGTATGTATTTCTAAAAGTTCCAAAGTCAAACCCTGTTAACGAACCAAGATTACGTACATCAATGCCGTGTACTAATCCTGTAAGTTCGCCATTAAAAGAAGTAGCAGTAATTGTGCCTGCACTAGCTATATCATATCCAGCAGCATTTAAATTTGCTGACAAAGTTGGCAATGTGTCTCTTGAAACAATGTTAGTTGTTTGTAATTCTATGTTTAATGTTTGGCCAGTTGCCGAAGTAGTAATACCATTTCCACCTGTAACAGACAAGCTTTGACTAGGAGCAATAGTTAATGAGCCACTGTCACTAATGATTAAAAGTTCGTCTAATGAATTTGGAACATTTAGCGTAATGTTTGTAGAAGTCTCACTAACATTAATATTCGTTCCGCCTACTATTTTCTTAAATTCATTTACGCCGTCATTCTTTCCTGAAAAAACAGAAGCACCTACTACTCCTACATTTTGAATAACAGTTTCTTCAATAACTCTAAGATCTAAATCTTCAAAGTTATCGTTGACTTTAAGAAATGCTTCACGGAGCGCATCACCTGTGCCATCATTTGCAATTGTGCCTGTATTAATATATTCTATTGTCATGTTATGCTCCTATTGATCCACCGTTTAATGTTTTAACTAATACAGCTAATCTATCGATTGCTTCTTTTACTGTAGTCGGAAGATCACCCTGCCAACTGGTAGCAACCGCATCGAACGCTATATCACTACCGTCTAAATTTTGTATTGTTGAGTTTTCAAAGTTAATTGCTGTTAGGTCAGTTAAGTCTAAAGTTGCGCCTGTTGCAATGCCTACTGTATTACTGCTGTGTCCTAATGTAACATTGCCCGAAGTGCCATTACCAATAGCAATTGCATCGCTTGTTGTCGATATTACAACTGGCCTTGCTCCGCCCAGTATAATTCCTTCAGTAGTAGTTATTACAAGTCCTGCGTTTCCGCCTTCCTGTAGTTTTGCACCAGTTGAATTAACTGCCATTGAATAAACACCAGTGTTAACTAATGCTTCTGTGCTGTTAATATCACCGACAATCTTTTCGTTAACACCGTCGACTAGTATTGCACTATCATCTCCAAATACACTACCTTGCATATCAGCTTGTAAAAATGTTACATTTAAATTTGTAACAGCAGTATTAGCAAAGTCAATAGTTGCACCAGATCCAAAGTTAATTAAGCCACTTGTACTGTTTAATGTTAGATTGTCAGTTGCCGTAATTGCTATACCTGCAGATGCTGCTAAATTTACTGATGTAGCAGTTGGTATATTTAATGGACCAGCCGGTAACATTTGAATGCCTGCTGTTGAACTAATTGTTAGCAATCCACTTGTGCGCTGTAAATTAGCACTAACTGTGTCTGCACTAATTGTATTAGTTGTAAGTGCATTACTAAACATTGTGTTATTTACTGCGTCTACCATTATTGAACTATCATCAGCAAATATTGATCCTTTAATGTCAGCAGTAAGATTGTCTTCTAATGTAACACTCAGCCCTGTAACTGTAGCACCAGAAAAGTTTATGTTTCCGTTAAATCGTATAACATCTTGATCTGAAATATTTGTTCCTGAGTTATCATTATATATTTCAAACGACTGTGTTTGTATAGTAAGAAAGTCCGGAGTCTGCAAAGCAATTCTGCCCTGGGCAAGTAAGTCAAAAGTAGCAGCGGTAAGTACATTAGAATGTAGTTTAAATGCAGTAATTTCGTTAGAATGATGATCTACCATTATTGAACTATCATCTGAAAATACACTACCGGTTAAGTTACCTGTGTTAGTAACTTCTACAGTAAGTGTACCGCCTGCAATTTGTTCATTAGTAACAAAGTTTGGAACATTTATTAAGTCAGTAAATGATGCACTAGTTGCTAATGTTGTTAAATCAGTTACTTGGGTAGATGTGATGTTAATCTGAGCATTAGTAACAAAATTAAGATCATTTGTTAGTTGACTTAGTTGCGTAGCGATAACAGGCTTGTTAGTCAAGTCGTTATAGCTTACTACACCAACTGCCGGAGCATTTGTTAAGTCATTATAGTTACCGCTAAACAGTGCTGGAAGATTAGTTAGATCATTATAATCATTGCTAATCGCCGCTGCGCCGATAGCACTTCCGCTTACAGCTATGTTAGTAACATTTAATGTTGGTACTGTTATTGTCCCTGTCGCTGTGATACTAACAGCATTAATTATACTACTTCCTGATAAATTTAAATTATCACCTGTTGGAAGTTCTTGTATGCTTTTAGCTGTGCCTGCATCAAAAACTAATGGAAATCTGTTTGCCATGTTCTATTCTTCCTGTTTTACATATTTATCGTAATTGTTATTAACCAATAAGCACTTCAACTATGCCACGTTCGCTATCCGTCTTTTCTGTTATTGCTTTGCCTATAATAGTTCCGTATTTTGGATTATTATCTACACATGCATATCCTGCTATTGCACTAGTAACTATAATATCACCTTTGCTTACTGCACCAACTACATTACACGGAACTCGTCCTGATAATGCAATACCTGTTACAAAGTCACCTTCTAAATCGCTGTTCATTAAGTGTGCTGGATTAGTAGTAACTACACCTGCAACTCTATGATCACCTTTAGTATTAGTAACTGTTACTTCTGCGCTGCCGCCTAGTACAAGTACTGTGCCTGGAATATACAAACCATCGCCTAAATAGTTTTCAGCTAAGTCAGCATATTTTGCAGTTGTAGAAGTGCCGCTGAATGTAGTACCATAAACAGTATTCCACTTACGACTATTAGAACCTAAGTTTCGAGTGTTGTTGCCATCAGGTATAATGTTTGTATCAACACTACCATTCATTGATATTTTATCTGCAGAAGCATTACCTAAATCAACACTTCCATTAACAGTTAAGTTTCCGCCAGCAATAATATTACTATTAGCACTAATTGCTCCAGCACTACTAATTGTAACACCTGTGCTGCCGTAGCCTCCACCAAATGTTGCACTAGATGATACAACAAGATTTGACGAAGTACTAATTGCTCCACCTACATTTAATGTGCCAGTGGTACCTGATCCAATTGTAGTATTACCAGTGCTGCCTGATACTAAGAATTTTGTAACAGGTGTTCCTGCACTATTTTTAATAGTAAAGTTATTTGCAGCATTAATAGTAACATCGCCTGTAAAGTCACCTGCTAGTGCTTGAAAGTTTACACTAGAC